GGGTATATTTTATTTCTATACTACTACGGAACGCCGCTTCGCAGCGCGTGACCAAACCTGACCAATCAGATTTTGCAGGAGAAAGCTGCAATCATACATGCAATTTTTCTTGTCCAATGAATATACTGTGGTGGCGCACCTGAAAGCAATGAGCTCATTGTCCATACAACATTAGGTGGAGACGCAATAAATGAATCTTCTGAAAAAGTTGTACCCATCAGATATGTTGCACCAGCTAAATATTTGGAATGAGTTTCATAATCAATTAAAGATGATGCATTAATAATGTTAACAAATAATGATATAGTTGGTTGTCTTTGTGCTGTTCCAGCCGGCCAATTATTAAAATTAGCATTAGCATTATTTTGTTTATTGGCATTCCAAGGTTCAATTGTAATGCTAATACGATCACATAGAGGAAAGTTGAGTGTTCCAAGTTTGTTGGCGTTTCCAACAACTCTTCCTGCCAATTCAAACCTTATAACGATATCTCCTTCAGTAAAAACCGTTGATACGTCAACACATTCCGCATGTACGGGGATGTTATTAGGTGGCTGATTTCCTAGCGATAATTGAATCACACCTGGAGCTGGAAGTAAAGTTAGTGATAGTACTCCAGAACATGGCACTTTCATATTTAAATTGAATGTTACGGCTCCTGGTCTACCCTGGATAATCGTAATTATACCTGTTTTTCCTGTTGCTCTTCCAACTAATGCGTGATATCCTCCACCAGTATTATTTGTAGCACCTCCAGCTGCTAACATATTAATTCTCTGACTTGCAAGTGGATCATCAATGGGTTCTAGTTGCTGCTCCATTTTTGCCGTGTCAACTTGTAACATATTCGCATAAGGATTCTCTGAAAACTGGGATCTAATTCCAATATCTAAAACTGCTTTTAGAACCTCAGGCTCAATAGACTTAGTGACAACAGCTCTATTCTGTCTAGATCCCTCAGTTCTAATAGCTGCGGCTAGAACGTCAAACAGCGATTCAATTCCCGCCGACATTGTTTCATGATCATCTGTTGATAAAATAGTTGATATTGGAATCACTGGCATATGAACTTGAAATGGAGACAACTGAGCAATTTGGTCTCTTAGATTGTACACTTTTCCATTACATCTAGATGCAATAGCATTATAATCATTAATTGTTGTCTGCCCATCTTGATATATATTAGTATTTGGTGATAAATTTCTAACTCTATGTTGCAGTTCAACAACTGCATTAATCGTCTCAATCAGATCCATCCTTCACAGTCACTTGTAGCAAGAAATTGCC